CCTTGGGCAAGGCTCTGGACAAAGCGTTACCACGGGAGGTAAGAACGTCATCCTTGGTAACTACAGCGGTTCTGCTGCTCCCATCTCTGCTACTGGCAGCAACTACATCGTGCTGTCGGACGGTGATGGCAATGTGCGCCAAACCATTGACTCCAGCGGCAATGTGGGGATTGGTACTACCAATCCATCATCTTCAAGAGTCTATATTGCAAATGCCTCAAATAGCGGTTCTTACAAAATTACTCAAAGGTCAGCTTTAACCCTTGAAGACGATACTACCAACACAAACGGCCCGACCACTTTAACTATTGCTGGAAATCAAGCAGCGACAAATCCTACAAATAATGCAAGGGTTTCGTTGTGGGGACAAGGACGCACAGGTGTATCCACTGAGGCCGCAAGAGTTGACCTTATTACATCCCAAGGCACTACATCAACAAATATCAACGGTAATCTGACATTTAGTACATCATCAGATTCAACAACCCCAGCAGAACGGATGCGTATTGACTCCAGCGGCAACGTGGGGATTGGTACTACTTCGCCAAGCAAAAAATTAGATGTAAATGGAGATGCATCCATTTACGGACTCACCGTAGGCCGAGGCGGTGGTGCTGTAGCTACGAATGTGGCACTTGGGCCTAATGTTTTGCAAGCAAACTCAACTGGCGCACAAAATTTAGGAATTGGTGTAAACGCACTCTATTCCAATACTACCGCCGCTTACAACGTGGCTGTAGGGCCTTCGGCTGCATTTTCAAATACAACTGGCGCACAGCTAACTGCGATTGGATATAACGCCTTAAATGCAAATACAACGGGCGGCAACAACACCGCTATGGGCTATCAAGCCCTTACTTCCAACACCACCGCCAGCAACAACACGGGCATAGGCTATCAAGCGGGTAAAGCAATTACCACTGGAGCCGACAATGTGGCGGTTGGCGTAAACGCACTACAAACCAACATTACTGGCGCTAATAACGTAGCCATAGGTAATGCCGCACTAAGCGCCAACACAGGTGCTAATTCTGTTGCCATAGGCTACCAAGCTGGCACTACCAACACCACTGGAACAATTACCGCCGTTGGCCTATATGCCGCTCGGTACAACACCGTTGGCACAGACTTTACTGCTATTGGTCTAAACGCAGGACAAGCAAACACAACCGGCTCTGGAAATACTGCGGTGGGTAAAGATGCGTTGTACAACAACACAACTGCCGGAAGTAATACCGTTGTAGGAAATCAAGCACTTTACGGCAACACCACAGGCTCTAACAATACTGCATTGGGGTATCAGTCTCTATATTCCAACACCACCGCCTCCAACAACACAGCAGTGGGGTATCAAGCTGGAAACAGTAATACCACTGGAACACTTACAGCATTTGGTGTGCAAGCTCTATATGCAAATACCACTGGTGCTTCAAACACAGCCATTGGTGGGTATGACGGCAGCGTTAATGCTGCATTGCGAAACAACACCACGGGAGGCAACAACATTGCCGTTGGAGCAGGCGCACTTGGAAACAACACCACCGCCTCTCAAAGTAACGCTGTTGGTTATCAAGCTCTTTATAGCCAAACTACTGGGGGAAACAATACTGCTATAGGGCATCAAGCTGGTAATAACATAACCACAGGTTACAGCAATGTATTTATTGGTTTAGGTGTTCTGGGTTCAGCGGTAGGTACGCATGATGAAATAGTAATAGGCACATTTGCAACAAGCGGGAAAGGGATTGCAACAGCTTTTATTAACGCAGGCGGCGGCGGCTCTTACCAAGGCAACAACTCCGCAGCATGGTCAATTACTTCTGACCAACGCATTAAGAAAAACATCGTTGATGTGGCAAGTGGCCTTGACAAGATTTTGGCCCTGCGCCCTGTTGAATTTGATTACAAAGAAAACGACAAGCACGAAGTTGGCTTTATTGCCCAAGAGTACCAACAAGTCCTGCCCGACCAAATTAATACCCACGCTGCAAACGAAGCAGAGAAGCAGTGGGTTGATGAAGATGGCAGAGTCATGGGCATCACCCAAAATCTTGTTCCCTACTTGGTCAAAGCTATCCAAGAACTCAAGGCAGAATTTGATGCCTACAAAGCAACCCACCCCTAACCATTGAAGGACTTACCATGACCACTTTTACCACCACCGTGCAAACCATGTACACATTGCCCCAAGTCGATGGGCAGACCGATGTTGTCGTGAACGTCAACTACCTCACCACCGGGGTAGACGGCGCACACACCGCTGAGATTGGCTTCAGCCAGCAGTACACCATCCAGCAGGGCGAGGCGTTCACGCCCTACGCCAGCCTGACCCAAGCCCAAGTGGTTGGCTGGGTTGACCCGCAGACCATCTCCAACATGGAGGCGTGTGTGCAGGGCCAGATCGACAGCATGATTACCCCACCAGTATCCCCCACTTCACAAGCACTACCTTGGAGCGCCTAATGGAAAGCATCACCCTACCAATCGACCTCGTTAACGCAGTCCTGCAATACATGGCATCCCGCCCTTACGGCGAGGTGTTTCAGCTTGTCGGAGCAATTCAGGCCGAAGCAGTTAAACAAGCACCCCAACCGGACGCTGACTCCGTAGAGTAAATCCAATGTGCGCTGGCTCATACCCCTTATCCTTCTGTCGTTTGTTTACGGCGCGACAGTCAGGCGTGAGTGCAGCGTATCTGAGTTCTTGAACATTGCGTATTCCAACCATGACCCCAAAGAGCGTTCAAGCAAAGTGTGGGAGTGGCTGGAGGAGTCAGGGCCGGTATGTACCAAGGAGCAGCTAACGCTGCTCTACTCCAATCTGGGGGGCGTACTGGGCAACGCCGACAGCATGAAAGTCCGCGCAAGGATTGAACAGTTGTATGAAAGGGCAAAGTGATGGACGCTAAAGACAAACTGATTTACTGGGTGACCATGATGGTGACCGCCACTCTTTGTTCTGTTGTCGTTGTCCTTATCGCGGCGCTTGTGCATGGGCTGTTTGTCAAGGAAGTGGACAACACCAAGATTTTTGAAATTATCGGCCCCGCGTTCCAGACCATTGTCGGCGGCTTGATTGGGTGGTTGTCTGGCCTGAAGGTCGGTAGCCATATGGACGAAGTTAAAGCAGGAGAAACAAATGGAATGGCTTAAAACACTCGCACCCACCATTGCAACATGTTTGGCTGGGCCGCTTGCTGGTATGGGTGTAGCGGCACTTGCTAAAGCAATTGGTGTTGAACCTGAGCAAGTGCAAGACGTTATCAGCAGCGGCAAGTTGACATCCGAGCAAGTAGCCTCTATCCAGCTTGCCGAACTGGAACTGAAGAAGCAAGCTCAGTCCATGAACCTTGACTTTGCCAAGCTCACCGTGGAAGACAGGAAATCTGCGCGTGACATGCAAATTGCAACCAAGTCCATGCTTGTGCCGTCGCTGGCAATCCTCATTGTCGGCGCGTTCATCGGGGTGGTGATTGCAACGCTAGGCGGTTTTGCTGTTATCGATTCCGTACTGGCAGGCACTTTGATTGGCTACTTGTCTGCAAAAGCAGAACAGGTGGTCAACTTCTACTTTGGCTCATCTGCGGGCAGCAAGGAAAAAACCGAACTGCTTGCCAAGGCGGAGGCGATTAAATGAACGCCAACTTCGATATGTCCTTCGACCGGGTGATCCAGTCCGAGGGTGGCTACGTTTGGGACAAAGACGATGCCGGAGGTGAGACCAATCTCGGAGTCACTATCGGCGCTTGGGGCGCGTACCTTGGCCGCGCCATCCAACCGGGAGAGATGAAAGCGCTGACCAAGGATGCGGTAAAGCCGTTCTACAAGCAAATGTACTGGGACAAGGTCAAGGGCGATGACCTGCCCGCAGGCGTCGATTACGCCGTCTTTGATTTTGCGGTGAATGCGGGGGTCTCCCGAGCCGCAAAGTTCCTTCAGCGGGCTGTGGGGGCCATTGATGACGGCGTCATTGGCTCTGGGACTCTGGGCCGGGTTGCCAAGACCGACCCCACCGTGTTGCTGAAGAACTTTGCCGACCAGAAGCAACGCTTTTACAGCGGCCTTGCAACCAACAATCCGTCCCAGCAAAAGTTCCTAAAGGGCTGGTTGGCTCGGGTAGACCATGTCCAAGACGCCGCAGAATCAATGCTGGCGCAGGCATAATCGTTGATACAATAGCTACGCGGACTTGCGCATAATTTATCCGAGGCTACAACATGACAACGCCGTCTTTTGTCTTAACGTATGATAGCCTCAGTAGTAGCGTTTTGCAGTATCTTGAGCGTAAAGATGCAGCAGTTGTTGCATTCATACCGCAGGCCATTGCGTTGGCTGAGTTTGAGATTGCAGAGACCATTAAGACGTTGGGTCAAATGGTTGTTGCCAATGGCAATATGACGTCCGGCAACCCTGTCATCCAAAAACCTGCAAGATGGCGCAAGACTGTGTCTATGACACTCACTACAACAGCAGGTGAAAAGCAACCTATTTTGCTGCGTAAATTAGAATACTTAAGCCAGTACTGGCCTAACGCCACGTCAACTGGCACGCCGTTGTACTACGCCGATTACGACTACGATAATTGGTTTATTGCGCCTACTCCCTCAAGCAATTTTGCTTTTCAAACGCTTTGCTACACGCGTCTTACTCCCCTGTCGTCTGCCAATCAGACAAACTGGCTAACACAGAATGCGCCTAACGTTATGTTGTTTGGTACGCTAAAGCAAACTGCGCCATTTTTGAAAGACGACGCGCGACTTGCAGTTTGGGGTCAAATGTTTGACGCTGCATTGGCTGCCTTGAAGACTGAAGACACGTTACGTATTGGCGATCGTCAAGCCATAGTTCAGGATTCTTAATCATGACAACATACACCAACCCATTTACTGGGCAAACGATTCAGCCTTCAGATGTTAGCTACGAGTATCTTAGCCTTACAGCTGACACCACACTTGATTGGCCTATCAATGGCAATAACACTACGCCTGTCAGCAGCATTATTGAGGTCACTACTACAACGTATTCTGGCTTATCATTAACGCTGCCGGCTGCAACGCAAGTATCAACGGGCCAATCAATTCTGATTCGCAATGTTGGCTCACTGGCGTTTACAGTTAAGAACAATGGCGGAGGCACGATTGTTTCTGCTGCATCCGGCGTTGCGTACTTCATTTATCTTACTGACAATAGCACCACATCAGGTTCTTGGGCGACTGTAACTTTTGGCGCGGGTACGTCAGCTGCAAATGCAGCAACTTTAGCAGGCTACGGCCTAACAGCCATTGGCGCAACGCTCAATCAGAGCTATCAGATTGTCAATTACTACACCAACACAACATTGCCAGTTACTGTACAGGCCAAGTTTGTTGTATGGGGCGGTGGCGCAGGCACAATTACGTTGCCGTCAGCAGCCACTGCAGGCGCCAACTGGTTCTGCATGCTTCGCAATAATGGGTCAGGCATTCTAACTCTTACACCTGCAGGTACTGACACCATTGACGGTAATGCAAATCAGCAACTGCAATTGACTGAGTCCCTTGTCCTGGTCTCCAGTGGCACTGGATGGAATACCTTTGGTTATGGTAGGTCAAATTCTTTTGCATACACTCAGTTGTCCCTGGTGGTTACTGGAGGCACTACAACTCTGACGTCCGCCCAAGGCGCCAATACAATTCAAGCGTATACAGGCACTTTAACCAGCAACCAGATTATTGTGGTGCCTTCCACGGTGCAGCTTTACACAATAGCAAATAACACAACAGGGGCGTTTAGCTTTACTGTAAAAACGTCTGCAGTTGGTGGCGCAACTCTTGCTATTGGGCAAAGCACTTCGCTTGTTGTAATTTGTGACGGTACCAATGTCTACAATGCCGCTTCAGGCACAGCAAGTAGTATTACCACATTAACGTTAGGTAATGGCTCACTTGCTACGCCATCACTTAAATTTACAGGCGACATTAACTCAGGTATGTACTTAGTAGGCTCAAGCCAAGTAGGCTTTGTGATTGCCAATGCGCAAGCAGGCTACTACAATGCTGCGGGTTTGACTATGAATGGTACTGGCACATTTACTAGTGGCATTGCTGGAGGCAGCTTTTAATGGCAGCTAACGTCATTTCATTGGCTATTAAAGCTGGCATTCAGCGTGACGGTACACTGTTTGACTCGCCAATGCACGTTGACGGGCTATGGGTTAGATTTCAACGCGGTCGTGCTCGTAAAATCGGGGGCTACAACGCCATATTTTTAAACGCCAGTGAGATTAGTCGTGGCATGGTAATGCAGTCGCAAGAAGGTCTGAATTACGTGTATTCAGGCTCTGCTAATTACTTGCAGCAATGGCAAACGTCAAATACTGATGGCGTAGGCTCAGGCCCTATCAATATTAGCTTATCAAACTTTACTGCAAACGTTAATAACTTGTGGCAATTTGATGTTGGCTACAATGATGGCGCAGGCGCTTTGCAAGTTGTTGCACACCCGGGTCAAAACTTAAAGTACATTGACAACACCATCAATACGCCGGTGCTGTCTGGGACATTTCCAGGTGGGTCATTAAGCAAGGTAGGCGTCTTTTCTGTTGCAGGCACTATATCAACTGGGACAACGTTTACCATCTCTAGTTTGAATTACAACGTTGGCGCAGGCCAATCAGTCACCGGTGGGGGTGTACCTGCAAACACAACTGTGGTTACGTCTGTTGTAGGCGCCAGTACAACGGTTGTAACGCTATCTGCAAGCGGCACTAATGGCGCGCAGACACTGACTTTTGATAATAATATCTCAGTATCAGGCGGGGCATGCATGCTCTACCCGTACCTATTTGTCTATGGTAACAATGGCCTTATCCAAAATTGCAGTGCAGGTGACTTCAACAACTGGGTTGGTGCTGATGCCAACGCCAACAATGTCTCAGCAACCAAGATTGTTAAGGGCATAGCGCTCAGAGGCGGCACGACGTCCCCTGCGGGCCTCTTCTGGTCACTCGACCAGCTGACCAGGGTAACCTATGCGCCCACCACGGTAGGGACTTCTACGCTGTACTGGCGGTACGACATCATCTCAACGCAAACATCTATCATGTCGAGTCAATGCGTTATTGAGTATGATGGCATTATCTATTGGGTTGCGGTTGATCGCTTTTTGATGTACAACGGCGTGGTCCAAGAAGTTGCCAATAACACCAACATCAATTTCTTCTTTGACAACATAAACTACAGCCAACGACAAAAAGTTTGGGCTGCAAAAATACCACGTTGGGGTGAGATCTGGTGGTTTTACCCATCAGGTGATGCTATTGAATGCAACAACGCCATCATTTTCAATGTGCGTGATCAAGTCTGGTACGACGCAGGATTTGCCCCCGGGGCAGCTCGATCTGCTGGTGTGTTTTCAGAAGTGTTCCACTATCCTATTTGGGGTGGCAATGTTGCAAACACTGAAAGCAAGTATACATTGTGGCAGCATGAAACTGGCGCAAATCAAGTGTACCTAACCAATGTTGATGCTGTGCAATCCTTCTTTGAGACTAACAATATTGGGTGGGTAACTGGTGGGCCTGGGCAAGATCAAGTGCAAGGCGCAAATCGCTGGATGCGCATTGAGCGTATGGAGCCTGACTTTGTCCAGTCAGGTGATATGAGTTTAGTGGTTACAGGTAAGGGCTACGCTGATGATGTAGACGTTGACTCTGACCCCTATGTCTTCTCGCCTACTACGCTTAAAGTTGACATGCGTGAGCAGCGCCGTGAAATGCGCTTACGATTTGAGTCAAATACTTTCAATGGGAACTACGAAACAGGTAAAATACTCCTGAGTGTTAATGTTGGCGATGAACGCAGCACAGGAAACCCGTAATGACTACATATGACCCGCGCGGGCTTACATGGGATAGATGGTGCGCCCTCATGAATGAGCTGTTTGCTGCGCAGCAATTAGGCATGGTGCCTGAAGATCACTGGCGAGATTGGGCCAATGGTGTACAGGGCATTGGCTATTTTGCAAACTCAGGCGTGCCTGATCAGACTGGCTTTAAGACATGGCAAGATTGGGCCAAGTCATTGGTTGGCATTATGTCAGTAGGGGCACCATAAAATGGCAGGAATAAAAGAACTGTTTGACATCATTGAAGCTGATTACGACAAGCATCATGCAGGTCGTGAGTACACTTTGGATGATGCTAAAAACACGTTTCTACAGTATGTTGCGCAAGGCCGTATTTACTACTACGTAGGCAAAACCATTTTTCTTGTGGATGAGCATACTGATAAACCTGACACCATGGAGTTTCACGCCATCAATGCAGGTGGACTAAAAGATTTAGTGGATGGCATTGAGTCCATGCTAAAGCAAGCAAAAAGGCGATTTGTTGATGCTGTGACGTATTATGATGACCCTTCTTTGAACAGTTTAGGTAAGTTTTTCAAATACCCAACCACAGTTGCAAAAGTGAATGAGGGTGTGGATCGCACGTACTCTGCAACATTTCATTTAAGGGGCTAACCATGGGATGGGTAAGTCAAGCAATTGAGAAAGTTGTTAACACGCCAGCGCCTGCACCAGCACCGGTTAGCGATTTAGAAAAGATGCCTGGGCCTGCACCGGTTAGCGATTTAGAAAAGATGCCTGGGCCTGCACCGGTTAGCGATTTAGAAAAGATGCCTGGGCCTGCACTACCACTAGGTGGTGCACTACAACAAGAAAGTAGATCAAAAGCTGAACCGCCTCCATTTGACCCAAATAACCCAGTGGGGATGGGAGAAGCAGGCATACAAGTAGTTGTCTACGGCCCAGACGGGACAGCGTATGGCACACCTGCGGCAGCTAGAGCCGCTGGTGTAACTAACTACAGCATGTCACCACCTGCTGCAGCAGCGCCAGCAGCACCTGCGTATACACAAGCTTACGTACCCGGAACCACACGAGCAAGAGACGAAGACAATAATGAAATTGCGTTGCCTGTGGGATACGGCGCGCCAATTTACGGCGGCGCAGCAGGCGGCAGAGACAGGGGCGCCGGCGGAAACCAATTGATTGGTCGAGTTGGCATGGTTCCCGTCATAACCGAAAACCCTAATGGCCGGGGCGGGCCAACAATTACTTTTGCCGATGACCCAACGTACAAAAAAAGCCAAAAGCAAATTGACTTTGAGAAAAAAATCGCTAGTGGCGCAATTGAGTCAACTGGGATGTACGAGAGTACATCTGGTGGAAAAGGAGAACAAAGAGCTTTTGCGGATAGAAATGCGGCCTATACAAGCTATGACCCCGCAACAAACATGGTCAGGTTCTATGACCCTGAAGGGAACGTAACGCAAGAAGGGCAAAGGTCATCTGGAGGAGGTGGATTATTTGGTGGTGGGGGTGGGTTTTTAGGCATTAACTTTGATGATCTATCTAAGACACTTACAACAGATAGTAGCACAAGTGGCTTAGGCGCACTAGGCAAAGAGCTAACTAGCAATGAGCTGGTTAACGCAGCTGCTGTTACGGCTGCTGCCTACTTTGGCGGCCCAGCCGGAGCTGCAGCTGCCAATGGCTTGATCTCTCGTGCACAAGGCAATGACTGGAATCAAGTTGCAAATAACGCAGCAGGCGCAGCCTTACTTACTTATGCGGCGCCTCTTGCGTATGACGCTATTACAGGCGCGGCCGCGCCTGTAGCTGAAACTGCAGTTGCGCCTGTAGCGGAAACTGCAGTTGCTGCACCGCATCTTACGCCTGCTGCAATGGAGTCGATGATGGGCAGCGCCGGTTATGGCATGAACGCATCAGCATTGAATGCTGCAATTAACGCCGGGATACCAGCATCTTTAGTTGGTAGTGGCGCTTACAACGCCGCTGCGCAGTTTGGTGGAAGTGGCAGTCTCTTTGACGCAGCAGCAAGCCCACTAGCTTCTGGGTATGGCGGTGCAACAGGAACAGCATTGACAAATGAAGCTGTTGCATCGGGCATGGCTCCTGGCGCTCTTGGTGCAAGTATGGCTGCGCAAGGTTTATTAAGCCCTGAAGCTCTTGCAGCTGCGTACGGCACAACTGGCCTAGGATCATCGCTTTATGACTTGGCAACATTAGGCAACGCAAACGCGCTCAAGCAGCTTGCTGAAGCAGGCACGCCTTCAAATATTGCAAAAGACATTGCAAAAGCGCTTGGTAGTAGTGGCGGGTCGCAGCCTAATCTTTCTCAATTGGCTATTAACATGTTGAGCACGCAAGACCAAGGCAAAAACCCTGGTGGGTTTTTAGACCCAACTAATCTATCCACGGGTTCTGCGCAGCAAAACGCGTCTATATTAAGAGACTTGCCGCAATTGGCTTTTGGGCACGGCCCTACTATTGCAGCATTGGCAAATCGTGCAGCCCCGCAAGGTTATAAGCGTGGCGGCCTTGCGCACCATCAGCCTGAGTTCATTACAGGCGCAACAGGTCATTATGTCAAAGGTAAAGGCGACGGTCAATCCGACGATATTCCTGCCATGCTTGCTGATGGCGAATACGTGTTTGACGCTGACACGGTTGCAGCATTAGGTAATGGCTCTTCAGATGCAGGCGCAAAAAGACTCGATGAAATGCGGCAAGCAATTCGTAAGCATAAGCGCTCAGCACCTGTTGACAAAATACCCCCAAAGGCCAAGTCGCCTTTAGAATACCTCAAAGGATAAATCATGGCAGATCTTGGCGCAGGCACCCCTTTAGCGGACATTAAATCGACAACAGCGCAGGCCACAACCGCGCCTGCTTTTTACACTGACTACCTTAACAACATTGCGCAGCAAGGGCAAGCTGCTGTACAAGGTGCGCAGTACGTTGGCACACAACCTTTGCAACAGCAAGCGTACAATCTTGCAGGCTCAAGTGTAGGGGCCACGCAGCCTTACGTGCAGCAAGCAGGTAACGCAATAAACAATGCATTAAGTGCTAACATTTCGGGCTCTGCGCAGCCTTACATGCAAGCTACTGCGCAACCATTGCAGCAAGCAGGTTCTGCAATCAATACTGCATTAGGAACTAATATCGTAGGCGCTGCGCAGCCTTATATGCAAGCTACTGCGCAGCCATTGCAGCAAGCAGGCTCTGCAATCAATAGCGCAATGGGGACCAACATCGTAGGCGCTGCGCAGCCTTACATGCAAGCTGCAGCTGCACCAACATATCAAACTGTGCAGCAGTACATGAATCCCTACACGCAAAACGTAGTGGAGTCTATTGGCGCTTTAGGCAATCAAAACATATCGCAAAATCTGGCGCCACAAACTACAGCAGGCATTGTTGGCGCAGGCCAGTTTGGCTCACAACGTGGCGCCAATGCGCTAGCACAGAATATTGCCAATGCAGGCGTAGGCGTTACAGGATTGCAAGCCGGCGCGTTACAAAGTGGCTACACGCAAGCGTTGCAAGCAGCACAAAACCAAGCCAATATGTATGGCAATCTCGGGCAACTTGCAGGTCAACAAGCTGGTGCGCAAGGGCAAATGCAATTGTCAAGCGCTCAGGCAGCGCAGAATCTAGCCAGTTTGTATGGCAATCTTGGACAGCTTGCAGGTAACCAAGCTGGTGCGCAGGGGCAGATGCAATTGTCAGGCGCTCAGGCTGGACAAAATTTAGCCAGTTTGTATGGCAATCTCGGGCAACTTGCAGGTCAACAAGCTGGCGCGCAGGGGCAGATGCAATTGTCAGGCGCGCAAGCAGCGCAGAATCTTGGCGCCGGGCAGCAGCAATTCAATTTGAATGACATTAACGCGTTGTCCACTATGGGCGCGCAGCAGCAAACAAATGCACAAAATCAGCAGTTATTTCCATTGCAAACATTAAGTACTGAAGCCAACTTGCTACGTGGCTACAACATGCCTACATCAGTGACTAGTACGTATGAAGGCCCGGGTCAAGCAGGGCAGTACTCGTCATCGCCATTGTCGCAAATTGCAGGGCTTGGTGGCATTGTTGGGGGCTTATCCAATAGTTCATTTGGGTCATGGATAGGCGATAAGATCCAAGGCTGGCTTAAGTAAAGGGCAATCATGGCATTACCTACAATTCCTGCTGCGCCTACTGGGCTGTCTGACGCGGCGCAAACAGAGTACTTGGCGGCTTTGCAAAAAGTTGCTGAAAGCCTAGACGCACGTAACAACCAAACTGACTGGTGGGGAATTGCAGGCGCATTTCTTGACCCAGGTCGCACAGGCTCTTTTGGTGAAGGCCTAGGTCGCGCAGGCTCACTTTTAAGCCAGCAAGAGCGTGAGCGTCAAATACAAGCTCCAAACATTGCAGCATTGAAAGCTTCCATCGCGGCACAGAAATTTGAAGCACAAAACCAAGCTGAAGCTATGGGAATGCTTGCAAGTGCTGTAGGTGCAAACCCTGTTGCACTTGCAAAAGACTTGCAAGATGGCACAGTGCCACCTGCTGTAGCTGGTCAATTGCAACAAATTGATCCTAAGGCATATCTTGCTATAGCTGCCAAGAGCCCTAAAGTAGGTGAGCTGGTGAAGGGCTATGCAGGCATGGTTAATCAAGCGCAGACCACCGATATTTCGCAAAAGCAATTGCTACTGGCGCAAGATCAAGCGCTGTTTGGGCAAAAAGTTAAGCAACTTGAACTGCAAAATGCGCAATTCAAATTGCAACTTGATTTGTTAGGCGCAGGCAATGATCAAGCGGCACGAGCACGTGCAAATGCTGAGTTTGTTGATAAGGTTGGTGCAGAACAAGCTGCAAAACTTGGCGTTAAGATTGAACCGCCTATTGCGTTGCCTTCAGTATCTAGTGGCGGTGCAACTATTCCAGCAGTCACTATTGGTGAGCCTGCACGTGCACCAGTAGCTGCTGCTGTGCCTCTCCCTGTTGCTGCAGCAGCCCCTGCCTCTATAGCGCCTACTGCAATGCTTGCAGCTGCTGGTGTTGTAGAGCCTGCCCCTAATCTGCGGCTTTCAAAAGCACTTGTGGCTGAGGCGCAAAGCAATCCAAACTCAACGGCTGCAAGAATGCTGCCTAAAATGTTAGCAAAGCCTGAAAACTGGGCATTAGATTTAAGCCCCACTGCTTATTATGATTTAGGACCTGATGGGCGAATCATTACCAAACGGATTGAGCCTACTGCTGCCACTGCACAAGAGCCTGTTGCACCTGCTGTAGCACCTGCACCTGCACCTGTTGTAGCTGCCCCTGCACCTGTTGTAGCTGCCCCTGCACCTGTTGTAGCTGCAGCGCCTATGCGTGTGGCACCTGCAGATCAGGCTGCTAAAGATGCCAACGCAATCCCTATACTGCAAGCAGAAAAACAAAAAGCTGAGGCAAGATTGCTGGCAGCACAGCAAGCAAAAGATACAGCAGGCGCTACACGTGCTATGAGTGATGTTGTTGCGCTTGATCGTGAGTTGAAATTGCGAGCACAGAAAGCTATGATACCCGTATCAAGTGCTGCTGCAGCAGCCCCTGTATCAGCAGCAGCCCCTGTATCAGCAGCAGCCCCTGCTCCAGGTATGCTATCTACGGCAGTAAGCATTCCTGCTAATGCATCAGGCGCACAACGTCGTGCTTTGGAATTGGAAAACGCAAGAGCGGCACAAGCAGCTACAGCTGAAGTCAATAAGTCAAATCTTTCAATACAGGAAAAAGAAGCTGAAAAGCGCACTGCGCCGTATGTACAAAAGCACGACTTGCTGGCAGGCTATGATGCTGCGACTGTTGACATCAACAACACCAAGTTCAATGAGCTGATACAGTTGGTCAAAGCCAATCCACGTGTGGTGGGACTATTGACGCACCAAGGCCCAATGTATGCATTGGCACAAGCTGCTGAAAGCGGCATCACCACGCCATGGGGCACTCTTGCAGCGCCTGTAGGCGATGCTGTTGCCAAGTTGGAGCTGAATCCAAAAGAGCAAGCAGTTGCTCGTAACGTGATGCAACTCATCTCTGATTTGAACCAAGCTGTGATGAAGCAGGGCAAGTCAATTTATGGCCCACAGATCAGCACGTTTGATGCGCAAAAGATGGCTGAGCCCGGGTTCAAGAATACTGATCCAGCATCTTTCATCATGTATCTTGCAGCCAAGAACAAAGTCACAAACGTGTACATGGGCAAAATGGCTGAGGCGCAAACTGAATACTTTGATCAGAATCCTCGTGCAACAACAGCGTCATTCTTTAGATCTGCGCCATACAAACAGTTGGTTAAAGAGTTTGCTGCAACATATCAAGACTTGGTTAGCAAGTCACCTTACCGATAGGACATAATATGGGCGACGAAACCAAAACCGCAAACGCGCCAAAGTCTATGCTGGCAGATATACTGCCAGAATTGCATGATGAAAAAGGCAATTTTTCGTATGGTGCAGCAACACCTGTGCAAGGTGCCAGTGCTCCAGGCCCAGGCACCACACCTGAGGGTGGCACGCCTACATTGAATGGGGAATACCTATCAGCTGCTGCTGGTGCATTTGGCGGGTCCCGTGCACCGCAGTATCGTTCTCCTAGCACAACAGCTGCACGCACACGACTTGCCATTACAGAAGCTACACTTGCAAATGCGCAAAATCGCTTTGAGACCTTTGCTGATGCGCATAGTGATGCAATGCGTAACGCTGAAGCGCGATACAACGCAGCACGTGCTGCAGCGCAACAGACTGGCGAGGCACGAACAGCAGCGCAGCAAATTGCAGCTGAGCTAGGCTTATCAGAAGAGATGCTGAACATTGGTGATCTTGCAGGCGATAAATGGAACGCAAAAGTGGTAGGTGAAATGGGCCCGGGTGGTGCTTCGGTTACTGAAGCTGCACGTAACTATCAGATTGAAAAGGGCCTACCGCCTGATTACAAAGCCACCCGCTCAGGTCTTGCAGTTCCACGTAGCTTTGAAGAGACGGCTGCGCAAAAAGAAGCGCGTAAGCTATACGAGTACGCAACCGCACAGCATATACCTACACAAGCTGAGTTGGAAGCTGCTGAGGCTGCGCGTACTGCAGCACAAGCAAGACCTGCGCCTCTCACACAAGCTGAGGCTGCTGTTCAAAGAGCAAGAGACGCTCGAGTTGCTGCCAATGCTCGAGTTGCGTCCCTTGAAGAAGCACGATCATTTCTTTCCAAGATTCCGTTTTTCAATACCATCATGGGCGGACTATCCGGCTATGAAATTATGCATGCTTACAATGCATATCAAAACGGCGACAGCGTTGACGCTATCCTTTCAGGTCTTAGTGGCGTAGGCGGACTAGTATCATTAGCGCCACATCCTGGTGCAAAGGTTATTGGTACTGCAATGACTGCACCGGCGCTAGGCTACCAGCTGTATCAAGCATCTAAGAAGCCTTACGACTACAGGCCTAATACAGCTGGAGGCGGGACAGGCGGCTCAGCTCCTCGGGGCGCACTGCCCGTCAATTAAGCAAGTAGCTCTTTGCCCTTTATGTAGAGCCAAGTCCGCAAGGCGGTCATGCCACCATCAATCAACACGTGGTTGGGGAACCCTTGGTATTTGTGATACAGCGGATGATTGATGAAGTTCTTCATCAGCAGGTACGCATCAGCATCAGGGGGTGATAGCCCCATGGCTCTGTCGGTGTCAATGAACTTCAGATCATAGGTGTCTTTGAACTCATTGTTGATGGCATGTACCTGATCACCTAGCAAACCAATCACAATAACTCTAGGCCGCTTGGTTCCGGTTGTGGCGTATTCTCCGTTGTGCTTAGGCACATGAAACTCATGCTCCAACTCTTTTACAGCTACTGCAATCTCATGTTTGAGCGTTGCAGCAATGCGTTTTGCTATAGCCTGCACTAAGTCGTCAATTGTGCCTATAACTGTAGGCTCCGGCTGCTTATTCGGTGGTTCTGAGGGCATAGAGCTCGGCGTTGTGGGTGGACATACATCCCTAGGGATTGGCACAACCTTGTAGGCTCTGGCTTTGATCTCTTTAACCAAGTCATTGGCTGCAGAGTGGGACGCAAAGTTTCTATGCCGCGAAAATGGCAGCGCATTTTGCGCTTGCTTAACAGCCTCATACGCACTGTAGTCGTCACGCACAAATAAGTCAACTGCAACGGCAAGAACTGCCTCGCGTTCTTCAGATGTCCATCTAATCTTTGTCATATGTTTTCCTTTCAATGGTCAAGTTAGTGTGGTTGCCCACAGGTGGATTATATCACGTTGGTTTGTACATCGCGTCGCTGACAGCTTTTTGCCAATCCATGGCATTGACCATCTCAATCTTTAAAGACATGAGGGCCTCAATAATTGCCTCCATGGAGTGGCCATTGCGTATCATTACGTAAATGGCTTCCCTAAGGGCCTCTTCAGCATAGTGGACTTTGCTGTATGTGGTTATACGTTCAGTAGCCATTTTGAGAATCCAAAGCGTGGGTTGATGGACTGTTCGATCAGTTGATGGGCCTCATACCGAGAAATGCGAGGCGGTGGATCTGCAATGGGTATATACCGCTTATGCGACAAAATACTATTGAACATCTCCATACGAGAATCATACACATGGAATGAGCCTACTGATACGGTCAAAGGCCCCGGGTTGACATTCAATAGAACAGCCACCAGTTCCTGGAGAAAGCTAAATGTGGGTAGGTCATTAGCCATCCCCCAAAGAATGTCCTGAGACCGCATGATGACACGTGTGTGCAATTGCGAATTGCGAAGCCTAAACTCAATGGCAATAGTGCAAGGCACATCTTTGGCGTCATGTGCTGTGTGGTCAAGATCAGTACCGTACATGGGAATGACTGCACGGCGACTCATGGGGTCTGCCTGCAATGTCTGCATGATGTACTTAACACCTTGAGCACCAAACCAGTATGAGCCATAGTTGCTATTGAGCTTGCCATTGGCAACGATCTTGCCCCATTGCGCAGCATGGTCAGCAATGGAAAGGTCAAATGGGTTTGCACGTACATACCATGCAAACTCACGTTTAAGGTAGTTCAAGTTGAAGTTGCGGCCTTCAAATGAATTGAACCTCACAAACGGCGCAACAGTGTACGTAAAGTTCTCAATCTCCAGCGTTTGCTCGCCACGTGGGCTAAGTAACGTGCCGTGTTCTCTAAGGACTTGGTACAGTCCTATCAGGGCTTCTTCAGTTTTGATGAGAGGGAAATCCAAGTTAAGTCTCCATGATGTGGTAAGGTTGGTCAGGGTAATTCTGCATGTGGTGCAGAGGTGGTGGCAACTTGATTGCTTTGATCGAGTTGTTGAGGGCCCATGTGTAGGCATTATTGCCTAAGGCAAAGATTCTTGATGGCTTTAGCTTGTCAATAAAGCCGGTATCAGCAGGCATGCCTTGCGATGTTTGTGTATTGATCCAGTACAGCATACGCTCGGTGATGCCTTCCTGCTCCAGTGCTTGCGCCAGCATACGGCTTGGGCCATCGTTGTCAAGGAAGTTAACAAAAGGCACAACCACGGCTGAAGATTTGACGTTGGTTTGAGGGCCTTTATCGCAAAGCATTAGGATATTCCCACACCTAAAGGCTCCGCCACCACTGGCGTGGTTTTGGATGGACGCAGCCGCTATCTTGAGGAACAACTCCTCCACGTCGTCATGGATATAGTCATAGTGGATCACAGGCAGATGCGTTTGCAAGTCCAGCGTTTCGTATGCTTGATACACATCACGCAATTGGTCTACAGTATCAAGGTACTCAGGCCGCTTTGAGAAAGCATCAGCGCAAACATCAAAGTCAGGCTGGCAAAGCACAACCACTGCACCACGTGATAGTGCAGTACGCTCAAGCATACGGCGGCGTGGCATATCAACACGTGAAACGCCATTGCGATACGCGTCACCGTAGATAGGCTCAGACAGCCATGACCTATCCATGACAACGGTGTCATCAAACGACAATGCCGGTGACATGGACCTGAAGTAGATTCTGCAAAGGTGCTCAGCATCAACTCCTGTGTAGGGGCCATGTTTGACCATATGCTGTATCCCCTGCTTATGGCGCAAATGCAATCGCAGTTTCTCCGCGAGAGTTGATTTGCCACCACCATCTGGGCCTTCAAGAATTATGAGCATACGTAGCTTTCAAGTTTCATTACTGTCGTGTCAATGTCAATTTCAAAACGCAAACTGTTTGCTTGCGCTTGTGCAACCATTTGCAAACTGGCATCTCCCATGTTTTCAAGGTCTTGCATGGACCAAGCATATGGGGCGCCAATTACTCCAAGCTCTTCAGGGCTTCCGCCAAGTACGCAGCCGGCATGAGCAGCATGTAGGTATCTGACTCGCCACCATCCAGAGCCGGCATGGGCGTAAGTTGGACACAGAACTCCTTTGTACTGGCCATATTGCCAGACAACGTCATCCTCAAGAATACGCGGTTGCCCCAAAGCTTTTCCACCAACACTGTGAACTGGCCATGATAGGTTTTGCTCTGTTGTCCAAACATGGGCGTCCTTCGATAGGGATGCGTTGTACCACTCAGTTTTGCGTTGGTGCCACGAAAGTTTATGCACAGGCGGCATTCTGCAAAGTGGTGATGGGTCCCACATCTTAATCGACCGAACATCCAAGCCCATCTTCGTGGTATCACCCCATGGGAACAATGGTGCCAGCCACGTACGATCTTGCAGCTTTTCAGCATCAATTTTGTGGCACCATGAGGGCATGATCAATCTGAAAGACCAGTCGTCGAGGCATACGTAAGCATCAGGCCTTTGCTCCAATGCATACACAGCCCCGACGTGGTCAATGGCGTTGCCGTCTAACGGGTAAAGGTACACAAACACAGTGTCATACACTGAAAGATCCTCACCAACCACAGTTGCGCGGTGATCTACTTGATGGCCTAAGCGTGTGTATGCGTAGGCCATCATTTCAGGTATAGAGACGAACTTCGTAGAGCTAGCTCTATTCGGATGATTGATATGCGTCTCTGTGACGCCTGTGATGAGTAGCTTCATGTTAGGCTGCGACGGCTTCTTCTGCAGGGGTCAAGGAGATGTACTCGTATGCTGCATCGTAGTGCACGTCGCTAGAACGTCCACCAGCTGCAGTGTACTCGCCCACAGTCATGCCGTCTTCATACAATGCAAAGCGGGCATGGGCAAGTGTGCCTTCACGCTTGGGGTTGGTGTCAACCAATACATTGATGACGGTATCTTTCTTAATACGATTGCGAGTTGCAACAGTGGCTTCTTTTTCCATAATGGTTTCCTTTAAGATGAAATGAAAATAACTTACCTTGTGTAATGTCAATGGTCAGTGCTGCTAATTGTATCACGTTTAATGTAGTCACG